TGCAGCTAAAGCTTTTGTTGGAGATGTAGGACAGTTATTAGAGGTGGGTGAAAAGGGTGCTATGATGAGTTTACTCTCTAGAGTTCCTAAAGCTACTCAATTAGCTACAGATATATTTGATGCAGAGGTTAAGAGAAAAAAGAATATACTTAAAAATGCAGCAAAGATTAAAAAGATTGAGGGTAGACGATTAAATATTAACAGAGCAAAGAGTGCTGAAGCTGCCATAGCTACTAAGAAGGCAGAAGATGCTCTTAAAAAAGCTAATGAAAATCAATCTATAAAAGAAGAATTAATAATGGACTACGAAGCTCAAATAGGAGCTAGAGACATTAATAATGTAAACAAAATAATTGACGAAGATAAAATAATATCTAAAACAATAGCAGGTAAATTATCTATAGACTATGACAAGGCTAGGATAGTAGGTCAACGTATAGCTGAGAGAGAGTATACAGGTGCTGTAGATATAGATGGTGACTTAATCGCTGCCACTGATCTTGAAGACACTATAGGTGTGACAAAAGACAGTCTACTTTCACCTATTATAAACCCTGATAAACTTGATCCTTTAGTAGCTATAGCATCAGAATTAAAGAAGTCTAAACCTGATGCATTTCCAAAAGGTAAAATGACTATTGATAATCTTTTTAATGCTACTATAAAAGGTGATTTATTACCAAGTGACGAGCTAACTGTTTTACTAAATAAATATGATGTTAGTTTTGAAGAGTACGCAGCTATGGTTTTAGGCTCTGCTTCTCAAGCAGGTAAGGTACTACAGAAGTTCGCCCTTATCGCAGGTAGAAAAACAGGAGCAAAGGGTAGAAAAGAAGCTATGCAAAAAGCTAACCTTGAGAAGTACAACTTTGCAGGTAAAGCTGCTATAAGATTTATTGATATAGGTAGAGGTGCATTGGTATCTATGTTAACAACTATGATACGTAACGTAGATTCTACTTTAATTAGAAGTCCTATGGAGGGTCTTACTAATGTATTCAACACCTCCTTATATAATTTAACAGAAAAGGGTTTAAAGAAAAAAGCTTTTACATTATTAAGTCCTGCTAATTGGAGGAATAGTTTTAGACACAATACATATTTATTAGATAATAAAGATGCTAGAGACTACACAGATTACATATTAAATAGACCTGAGTTTATGCCTAAATATAATGTGTTGTTTAGTAATGTCAGTGAATTAGTACGTTTACGCAGACCAGAGGGCATTAAACTAACTCCTATACAAAATAAAATTGATCAACTATTAGAAGCAGGTGAAGATTTTGTAGATACATTAAATATACCTAATAAATGGCAGGACTATTTAACTAGAAATGCATACTTTTTAAATAATATGGAGGATTTATTTAAAAAAAATTACAACGGATTAGACTTAATAGATGAAATAAATGCTGGTCGTGTAAAAGAAATATTAACTGACTCACCTACAATATTGCCCAAAGATGCAAAACCCTTTGCCGAGATAGTTGCTGAAGCTACGGAAAAAGCTAGAAATGCTACCTACTCTAATGTACCTAACTTTGTGCCCTTTAGGGTAATAAATGAATTACTTGCTAAGTACGGTGGTACTGCTCTTGTGGCTTTTCCTCGTTTTGTATTTACTAGTATAGAGTTAATGGCTCAGTATTCAGTAGGAGGAGTAGCTTTAGTTCCCATAAGGAGATTAATTAGACCTAATAGACTACAGAAACTAACAGATCGTGATCGTGAAGATATATCAAGGAACTTAGTAGGCTTTGCTATTTATATGGCAGCTAACGGTTATAGAAAATCTGAAAGTGAAAGACCTGCTTGGATGCAGGGTTACTTTGGTGAACCTCACCCTGACTACAAATATATAAGAACTGCTCAGGGTGAATCTTTTGATACGACTGCTTTATTTCCTCTAAGGCAAGCATTATACATGATAGAGTTTGTTAATAGAGCAAGAGAGGGAACATTAACAGGTTCTTTAGTAGGAGACCCTATAACTGGAGCTAAAGAATTTAGTGAAACATTTTTTGGTGCTACCCTAAGAGCTGGTAGAGGTACAAGCATGATAGAAGACTTTATAAATGCTTTAGGTGGTGACGATACTTCATGGGAAGACAGGTTAGGTAAAGTTGGGGGTACGGCATTTGGTAATTTTGTACAAAGATATGCTGTTCCTGCAGCACAGATAATAGACTTGGAAAGAGGTTTATCTAAGTTACCTGAAATACGCATAGGAAAAGATGGTAAACTAATAGACTTTGGTCTTATCGAAGGTAGACCTTCTGAGGTAAAGGATGCCAATATTGATCCTACTTATGGTGATTTTCAATCTTCCTTTGCTACAGGATTTAAAATGCCTTTCATTCGTAGGGGTTTTATAAGTCCTTCAGAAGAAGGTGAACTACCAAATCGAAAATATGTATTAGATCAAGATGGTAAACGTAGAATTAAACCACTTCTTAAATTAGGAACAGGAGCATCTTACTATGAAGATAATACTCCATCAGGATTGTTTTTGCAGAAGTATGGTTTTACTGAATTTGGTGTATCATCAAAAGCTTCTACACCTAGCCTAAGAAGAGCAGAAAATGAATTGATGAGTGAGTTAATTCCTTCACTAGCTAAATTGGCACAGGCACGTGAAAAACAATTAATAGAACAAAAAAAAGGTAAGTCTTTTATCCAAGCTGAAATAAGAGGTATTGTAACGTCTAATCTAGCACCTATTAAAAGTATGTTTAAGGAAGCTTCTTATATGAAGCTTTTAGATTTAGGTAAAGATATATCTGATGAGAAACGATCTAAACTATCTAATAAATTCTTAGTAGAGAGATACAGAGTTAAATTTAAAAGACTACCTAAAGATGTTCGTCAGTGGGGGTTAAAAATATTTGAACAGCATGAGGATAGACCTGTAGACCCTAATAGTGGATCAGATTATATTAAAGCTTTTACGTTAGCTAAGTCATACAAAGAAATGTTTACAGTTTTCTAGGCAGGTAACTCATTACAAGCACCTGCCCAATAGTTTTATCGTTCATCTCCTGAACCTTGTAGTGTTCCACGTTCTTTTCTACTATGTAACTTTTTCAAGTTTTCTTTCATAATGTCATTCAAGGGAACACCAACTTCTTTAGCCATCATAGCACAGTACCAAAGTACGTCACCTATCTCTGATGCTATGGCAATCTTCTTTATTTCAAAGCCTTCCACATCTTCACCATCACGTATAAGTTTCTTTACCTTACCTGCTACCTCACCTGCTTCACTAGTCATACCTAATGCTAAGTATTCTAGTGCTTTTTCTTTAGGGAAGATAGCAGTCTGTCCTGCTAGATTTTCATATAAGTCAGGAGTTATGACTTCATTTATAAACAACTTATCCTGCATATATTTTCTCGCTTCTTCTTCTAGCTTCTGCATTTTTTACCTTCTCTAGTTGCTTAACAAATGCATCGTGCCACCCTCTTAGCCATTCACGATACTGCATAGTATTACTGCTATACGAGGTTTTCTCATTCTTATAAAAGCAATTAAATCCTTTTTTATATTGAATGTGAAGAGGTGCATCATATTTACTTAAACCTCTTTCCTGCCTACTTAGAAGTTTTTTCTTTTTTATCATCATCTTTACTCCTTTCAAAAAACCTAACTAAATTATTTAATTTACCATTTGCATGTTCTAATGCAGATAGCTCTTTGTCTATAGTATCCACTATAGTAGGGTGGTCTCCTACACCAACAGGATTAGTCATCATCACTTCTATATTAGCTATGTGACTATTGACATCTCCTAGTAGTTTACTTTTTAGTGCTTGTAGTATCATTTCTCTCATTTTGTTCTCCCTTTACTTTTTAAATGTAACATTTCTCTTATGTGTAACTTTCTTCCTCTAAAGAACACTATGGTATTGATGCAGGTGTTAATGGTAATGGCAGTAATTAACCACCATTGCCACCATAACATTTCTAAACAATCTACCATTAACTAGCTTGTATGTCAACCATCTCACACGCATCTGCTGTGCAAGCTAGTTCTCTACCACCTGTAGTCGTGTCTTCCTTCTCGTAGTCAGCCAACTTAGACCAGTCAATAGATGCTGGCATTTTTTTGTATAGCTGTTCGTACTGCTCACCTGTAATGTCTTGGTAAGGTGCTTGAGCATATGTATGGTCACTGAAGGGTAAGAATGATATACCTGATACCTCATCAAAGTTATCATATACCCATGCTCCCACTCTCATCCACTCATCTTCTTTAACAGATACAGTGACAGAAGGCTTGTGCTCACACCAATGTCTTTGAAACATTAGCCAATACTCTAACTGCTCAATAGCTGTCATGTCAGTTCGTGTAGTAGCACCTGAAGGTGACTGCATAGGAAAGCTAAACACAGTTGTACTGTCAGGCTTCATAACGTCAGGCTCACTTGGTATGCCACTCTCTTTCATAAACTGTGTCAGTGGGTCTTTGTTATCGCCACGTACAGTTCTGATGTAATAGTCATTGTGTCTAGCATGAATACCTGATGCACTGTCAACTAATTGACTAACTGTACCACTAGGTTTGACACAAGTGATTGCAGTTGACTGAGGAATACCTAAGTCTTTAGCTAACTTCTTATTAGTTTCTACCGCTACATCTCTTAGTATCTGTAGAATCTCTTCTGTCCATATAGGGCAGTCAAGAATACCTGTTAGGGAAACTCCTAGTAGTCTTTCTTCTTCTGTATTATCCTTCCATATTTTACGTAGATACTTGAAGTTAGTCAATGTAGACTGAAATGTGCCTAATATAGTAGCCATACGTACCTTTTCTTTTAATGATGCTAAGTCATCTGTAACTCTACATACAACTTCTGTAAGATTACAGAATTGATATGGTCTAAGGATAATCTCACTACATGGATTACAACCAAATTGCATATAATCTAATGGTAGTACAGGCTTTTCTACTAATGCATATTTTCTTCTTCCATTCTTAGCTGCCTGTTTAATGGCAGATTCTCTATTAAATATACCACGTTCACCTGATTTAGATTCATATAGTGATGTCCATTCACGCATGAATGTACCCATCTCAGGTTTACCTTTATATGCTACAGAATTATTGGCTAGTGACCTCTGACCTTCATTATCCCACCACTTGCCTGACTTTGCGTGTCTCATTTGGTCATCACCTAAATTAGATAATGATATAAGAGCAGAACGTCTGACACCACCAACAACTACCACTTCACCTATCTTACACATAATGTCGTGACACTCAATAGGATATAATCGTCTGCCTTTAGCACCCCTAAACTTATCTATACAGAATCTGAATAACTCTTCTAATGGAGCAGGACCAGATGCCCTACCACCAAATGTCTTAAGCCTTGCACCTGCTGGTCTAACTTCTGATACATCCCACTTAGGTATTTGCCCAACATAGAGCATAGCTATCAATTCACGTAACGACTTTGCCCAACCCGGTCTGCTATCACCCACTTTGATGACCGTAGTACTATTCTCAAAATGTTCGTTAACCACAGGCAACTTGTCTACATTCTCACGTTCAACAGAGAAGCCAACACCTGTACCACACATAAGTATATACATACATTCATCGAATGAACGTGGACTATCCACAGGTATGTAGCTACAGTTGTAACCACCAACATGACATCTATCTAGTGCAGGTCCTGAAGTCATTAAAGCTCTCATGCTAGGCATTACACCTAGATTCATTATTTGCTCTGTAAGCTTATCTTTGAGAGCTTTTGTAACAGTATATGAATGATTAGTTTTTAAATGATTAGTCATGTAATCAAAGTATCTGTCTACAGTTTCTCCCCAATTCTCTCTACGTTGTTCATCATCTTTCCACCTTGCATAGCGAGAGAGTGCTATAAAGTTTTGATAGTCTGTTGGTAAATAATTTTGTATCATGTCAAATCCCTTCTGTTAATACTTTTAAATGTTTTATACTTACACCATCAATATCATGTATGTATTCTTGTATGTGTTCTTTAAATTCTTCGTCTACTCTTCCATCCGCAGGAACAGGGTACTCTTCAGGGTCTACCTCAAATGTTATCATCATTTTAACTCTTATCATCATAGACCTCTATTAGTTTATTTAAATACCACTGTGCCTTCTTTAAATCTTCTATACCATTTTTGTATTCATATCTCCATATATATTTTAATATGTTACCTTGTAAGTAATATTTAAAGCCTTCATTAGTGGCTGCTCCTATGGCATCAATAGTTTCAATACCTGCCTTATTGTAGTGAACAGGATGATTAACCATGTCATTTGTATCTGCTTCTCTCATTTTCTTTATCATATAATCTATATACCTTTCCACTATGCACTACCTTCAGTTTCTGATTTAAAGTTTAATGTAATGACATTACCCTCTATTTTACTTATCTTATCTTTAACACAATCTTCGTCACTTGGCAAGTGTAAATTTGCTTCTATCTCACATTCTTGCTTAAAAGTTTTATTCTTATCCATTGCAGGAATAGCACCACATAATAATCTAGTGAAATGCATCATACCATAATAGTCATCATCATCTAAATCATTATTCTCTGATGTAACAATACTTACGGAGACTTCTCCTGTCCACTCTAACTCCTCAGTCAAATGGGGTTTAAGTATTACTACAAAATCTTCAGGTGCAAATTTTTCTATTCTTTTCATACTATCTCCTTTTGATTTTCTTACCATTAAACTCTATAAACTTAGGGTGTTTGTTTTTACCTTTTTCTTTCAACCAATCTTCAGGTATTATTCTGTCATAGAATCTAAACCCATATTTGTTACACCATTCTGCGTAGGTAGATTTTGCACCTTTACTTAGCTTACTTCGACTGTTTGTAAATACAAATCTTATATCTAGTTTAGGATGTTGCTTCTTAATACACAGATGCTTCCTTCTATCTGTTGTTAAAAATCTTCCTTTCGTTTCTATTATTATACCATTGTTTAATATAAAGTCAGGAGTATAGGTGCGGTATGCTAAGTCTTCCCATTCTATCTTGATAGATTCATATTCATAATTATATTTTATCGTATCAAGAGCCATAGAAATCTTATGCTCTAAGCCACTCCTATATCCGTACTTTATAGCTTGTCTTCTTAGACTATGCGGTGACACTAAGAGTTTCCTAGCTCTACATACTGAACCAACTTAGGTTCTTTAGCTAATGATTTCTGTGCAGGTAACTCTTGTAAAGTTTCCCAACAACTACTTCTATAGTCGCAGAAAGTACAGTTTTTATTTAATACCATATTGCCTGTAGCTTTACTTCTAAATGTTTCAGGTTCAGGTTCAAAGCACCGTACTAACTCTTTACTGTTAGCTTGTTCTATATTCCTTTCTATCTTTTCTATTTCTTCTTTTAAGTCTATATTGTCTGCTTTAACATATTTAAACTGACCATTAGCTTTGTTTACAACCCACCAACCACCTATCTTGTTGTCTGATGCGACTGCATAACCTGCTAATTGACCTACATAACCAAAGCTATCTCCATTTTTAAGTGTATCAATAGATTCAAACTTAAACTTGTATGACCAATCAGAAGCAGATTTTATATCATCTACTGCTCCATTTAATACTAAATCATACGTGCCTGTAATCTTTTTCTCATCCTTTAAATTTAAAGTTACAGGTTCACTGTTTTGAAATTTGATTCCTGCTTGGGTTAACAATGCTTTAAATACTGCTTCAACAATATCGCCTATCATCATATTCATAACAAAGGTTGTTGGTTTAGGCATTGCTTTGTCTGCATGGTTTTTCTCCCACCATAGTTGGCAAGAAGGTCTACCTATATTAGACATTCTATACCTAAACCCACCTCGTTTACCACCATTGAATTGGCGATTCAAAGCATCTTTAATATCATTTGCAACAGTTTCTATAACTGCTTTATCCATTGTAGAAGTGCCATTGACTACTTCTTGTAGATACCTATGAACCGCTAATTCAGCAGGATGATTCATTATTCTATGTCCACGAAAGTTTCAACAACTTCCATCTGTTCATCAGACATTTTAGCAGAGGTTTTTTTCTGCCAATCACTATTGATATAGTCATTGTAGTTCTGAACCCATGCCATAAAGTCTGCAAACATATCTTGGTCTTTCTCTTCTAAAGTAATAGTCTTGCTAGTATCAAGGCTTACTGTAGGTAAAGAAAATGGATTACCACTAGGCAGTTCTCTTTCTTCTGTGCCCAATTCAAACGAATGTTGAATAGGTAATTTCTTTAACTTGGCAAGTTTAGTAAAAGGTTCGCCTAAAATCTTAAAGGCATCTCTATTATCTATCTCCCATATAAAAGGCTTTTGTACTATATCATGCGATTGTTTATCACTTGTCATGGAATCAATCATATCTACAGTACCAAATAAAACACGAACTCTTTTTATCTGTTTAATTAAATCCTGCATATCTTTAGGTAATGCAGAAAAATCTTTTATATATCCAGCAGGTTTACCACAATTAAAATTACCAAAGTTGTCTTTCAAATCGATATTTAAATTGTCTGCCATGATAGTTTTTTGATATGAACCTCTCGATTCACCACTCTTAGCACCTGCATTAGCTATAAACCTTTTATACATGAACCTTTGTAAGAATGGTCTTATAACTATCTTATCACAATAGTAAACATTATCGTCAGGAACATCTAATTTATAGACACCCCCATTAATAGTTTCGACTTTGACTGCCTTACCGTCAATCTCCATCTCACCCATGATAGGTGCGTGTTGTATCTTTAGACGAGCAAGAGTATTTGTCTTTCTGTCTGAAGATGCTTCTACTGCCATGCCCATAGCTTTAGCCATACCTGCATAGTTATTTGTATCTAGTGTTGTTATGTCTGTTATTGCACTCATTTTGTATTTCTCCTTTCAATTAAGATGCCAAGTTATATCACATCACATCCTTAGTGTCAAGCCAATTATTACCTATTTTTGCTTCTAATAATAAAGGCACATTAATTTCTATTTTAAACTCACTTTGTATTAAAGAATCTATATAACTATTAACCTGTTTAATTATATAGATTACCTTTTGTATTTCATCAGGATGAACGTCAATGACTATAGAATCGTGTACTGTGTTAACAATACAAGAGTTTAGTACACTTAGTTTGTCATGTATATCCATCAAGACTAACGGAACTATATCTGCGGTAGCAAAACTTTGTACAGGATAGTTCTTTATTTGTGTGAAGTGAGATACCTTACCACTTGGGTATCGCACAACATCAGGAAAAGAAAACTGTCTGCCTGAAGGTGTAGTTATTTTACCTGTCGTTACAGCTTCTTTAGCCAATCTGGAGTGCCAAGCTTTGATTCCTTGGTACTTTTCTGTGAAGTGTTCGTAGTACTTCGCTTCCGCAGGTGTTCTACCAAACCCTGTTGCTCCATATAACGGTGCAAACGTATGTGCTTTAGCAGTCTGCCTATCCGTTGGCTGACCAGCATCACTGATAACTTTAGACGTATACGAATGTACATCAAATCCAGTTGAAACTTCCTCAATAGCGACCTCATCTTGTGATAAAAATGCAGCAGTTCTAAACTCTAATTGAGCAAAGTCTGCTTCAAGTATCTGTCCACCATCCCAACGTGATACAAATACTTTCTTAACAGGGAACGTACCACCTCTAGGCATATTCTGCATGTTGGGGTCTGCTCCGCTAAATCTGCCTGTTGCAGTTCTGTGTTGTAATAGCCTAACATGTAGCTTACCATCAGGCTTTACATAAGTTTTTATGCCATCAACAAAAGATGACAGGTAAGTATCTAAAGAAGACAATCTTTGTAAGTCACCTAAGAATTGTATAGCTTCTGTAGCATTGTTCTTTATAGATGCATTACGTAAAGTATCTAACATACTTTTATTTACACTAAATCCATTGTTACTAATCCACTTAACATTAGGAGCATTGAATTTAAAACCTGCTACAGCTTTAATAGGAGTAAAAATGTAGCCATTACCACCACAAGTAGTACACTTGGGTAATTTAACATAAGGTTTTCCATCTTTTTTTACCTTTCTTATTATGCCTGAACCGTAACAAGTATTACATTGTACTGCCTTAGTCTTTTGTATTATATCAGAGTGCTTGTCTACAGTGCTTTTAAATGTAGCTTTACTCATATATGGTGTAAAAGAATTAGACCACATACTTTTGTCTTTAGGCTTACGACTAAATATAACCCAAGACATTTGTTCAGGACTGTTTAAATTAACAGGTGTATCACCCATCAATTCTTTCACTTGCTTATTTAATCTTTTCTCTACTGTTTGTTTTTCTAACTCAAACTCAACTCTAACTTCCTCTAGCTTTACTAAGTCAACAGAGAAACCTGTTCTGTAAATATGAGCAAGAGTTATAGCAACACGATTAGTTAATAACACTATATCCATTAAACCTGCGTAGTCTAGGCTATTTAATTTTTTATATATAACATCACTCAGTTGTTGTGTTGCATGTAAGTCTGCTGACAGGTACTCTGATAATTCTTTATGTGGTATCTCGTCAACACCCTTACCTTGTTTAAAATATTCTTTAAGTGTATCTTGTTTCTTAGTATCTAAATCATACCTTTCTGCACAAGCTTCTAAGGACAACGGTTGTTTAACACCGCACTGTAATATATATTCCCCAAGCATTGTGTCGAAGACAGGACCATCATATTTTAAACCACATTCCCACAGCCACATCAAATCATGTACTATGTTATGTCCTATTAGTATAGTAGCTTCGTCTAATAAACTTTGTATTGCTTCTTGATGTGAAATACCTTCATCCATTCTATATAAGTATTCCTTACCTGTGTCTGTTAAACACCCAACCATGACAAGTTTATTGTCTGTTTCAAATGGGTCAAGATGCATTTTACCATTTCTATTTGTTACTGTGTTTTCTACATCAAGTGTTAATTTCATCTGCATACTCCTTTTCTATTTCATTCAGTATACCGATTGCTTTATCCGTGTCAAGACAAAACCATTCAGAATTATATTTTTCTGCTATCTTCTCTGCTTTTCTATGTGCCTTTTGTTCTGCTTCCCTTCTATTATTTACTTTAATCCTATGTATAATTTTGTAATCTCTATGCGGAGAACTTGTTTGATAGGCTAACACTCTATCTTCAGCATCAATAGCCATACCAATTTTATACCAACCTTCCCATGCAGGATTAGCTATGACATATACTTCTCCTTCTTTACTCCTATTATAGTTTTTTAGTGATGCAAAAGCGGCATCTTCAAATGTTTTATAGTGACCTTCTTTCCATAGAGGGTGTGACTTCTTTATATACTTACCATTTACAAACATACGTTCTTTATTCTTCTTTATGTTTGACCATAGTCTACGTCTACCACCACTTTTCGGATGTCTATACCACCATTCTTTACCATCAAACTCCATGTTTTTACCTGTTATACTCATGCTCCAAACCTTCCTGTTTCAAAATCAAATTCGCAAGTAACTCTACCGTGCCAACCTGAAAGTTTATTTTTAGCTAATACAATATGTCTTATACCGTCTTCACCGTCTTGCTCTCCTTCACTACCACCTTCTGATGGGTTTTTAGCTAACAATAACATGAGGTCAGCTTCTGATGCCTTACCTGTTTTTGAACCTTCCATCATGCTTTGATTTAATTGTACTCTACCTTCTGCTTCTGCACTTAACTGCGACATATAAAACACAGCACAGTTATGTCGTTTGGCTATCTCCCTAGCATGAATAGCATTAGCTTTTAATGATTCATCAGGTCTAGCAAAACCTGCCTGTGTAGCAAACTTATCACCTATGTCTATAACAACTATATCAGGAGAATCAGTCCTACATACAGCTTCTACCCATGACATATCCTGCCCTATGGAATCAACTATTTTAATATTCTTACGTATGTCCTTCCACCTATTCCATACTGCATCTTTGTTGGCTGTCACTAACTCTTTCTTAAAGCCACTCGCAGCCGAAAGGTATCTCATAGATACTCTGTGGGCAGCTTCTTCGTTACATAGCACGACACACTTAGCACCCTGATGAGCAAAACCATTTGGTCCTGCTAGTAAGGAAGCATGAAAGGATGTCTTACCTGTATTTGACCTAGCACCTACCATAATTAAATGCCCTGCATTGATACCTTCCACCTTACGTGTTAGAGATGGTATGTTAAACCCCCACTGTGTTTCAAGGGAGTTCTTAGCCATTATACTTTCTATACTTAAATCTTCCCATGCAATGTTTAATATGGGAAGAAAGTCATCATTATGTTTGCTAATAATATTTCTAATGGGTTCAAGTGAGGATAGACTGCCATTAACATACTCAAAGCCAATGTTAGCAATATCTTCACCAATAACCTGACGAAACAATTTAGATAAAACATCACTTGCAATGTCTGCACCAAGAGGTTTCTCCTTCTTTATCTTCACGAACAAATCACCAAATGCCAATTTCTGTGCTGTTGTTAAGCCAAAATTACTAGACATAAATAGTGCTTCTACTTCATCAGGTGTTACATCTCTACTATACTTAGTAATAGCATTGTCTATCACCTTCTTGATTTTCCTGACATCTTTACTGAATAATCTATCAGGACATTTATAACCTCTATGGTCATCATAAAATGATTTATCCATAAGGCTTCTTATTAATGCTAATTCCATGTTGGTTACTCCTTTGGGGTTAGTTTGTGTAAGTTAATAAAATCTTCATCTTTTCTATATTTCAAATCATCTTGTAGCTTCAAGACTTTTACATCTGATACTACATCTCGTATCTCTTTAGCAAATAGCAGTGTTTTAGGTAGGGCATCAGGGTCTAGTGCTATTATTGCTGTAGAGAATTGTGCAAGATACCTCTTATGTGCTTCTGATAATGACGTACCCAACACAGCTACCCCAACATATACTTCACTACCTACAACGGAAGCACTCACACAATCCTCAACAACGACTGCGACCTTACCACAACCATACGTAAATGGCAAGTCACTTTTTCCATATCTTTTCCACTTAGGTAATCTATTTGTTATAGACCTACCTACTGCATCCACCATCAAACCATCTTTATATAAAGGGAACACAACTCTTTTTTCTTTTACGTCATAGTGTAAACACAAAGGAACATTATCGATACCATACTTTACTGCGAAAGTTAACACTTCCCACCTGTCATTGTCTAGTATTACATATTCAGGCAATTCAAATATAGTATTTTCCTTTTCCTGTTGTGCTATAAACTTATTCTTAATATCATTTGCAGATATTCTTATCTTCTTTGCTCCTGATAATTTACAAGATGATTTGTAACAGTTCCATAAAAGTTTACCCATGTTGTTTGTAACGGTAAAAGTTTTATAGCTATTACAGAAAGGACAGTTTAATCGTTTCGATTCGCCTATCCCTAGTTGTAAATCATCTAAATAATCATATATATGTATATTCATAGTATTACCCTGTCGGCAGTTGAAATGTTAATTACCATACTTTTCTCGAAGTGTCAATGCATTTTTTGCTGAATCAAAAGTATTTTTCATATATGGTTTTACAGACTGTGGATTAGCATGACCTGTCACAGACATAATCTGACCCATAGACACCCCTGCTTCCACCATCTCTGTAGTACCTGTTCGTCTTAGGTCTGCTATTCGTAGCTCTTTAGGTAAGCCTGATAAAGTTATAGCATCTCTAGCTACCTTTGATAGCCTATGGATTGTATAAGCTTTGTATGAACCTCTCATAGCCTTTGGACAAGGTGCAACATATTCTTGAAAACCATAATCAGCTTTCTGTTGATTAAGCATTTCCAACAAACCATCACTAATTGGTAAATGTACTGTTGCTCCCCTCTTTGACTGTTCTAAATTTAATACACCTTTATTAAAATCTATACTATCAAACTTTAATAGT